AAGATACCTACAAGAAAAGTAGAACACATATCTAACTATCACTTGACATGGAGCTATTCAGAAGCTAATATGAAGTATGCAAATTGGTTTGACAAGATTGCATATAACATAGCAGTAGTATTCAATGGTGATATGCCTATACATTTCAAGGGTAGAGAGGTAGTCAATGGAGACGAAACAGACTTAAGATTTTTAGACAAGCAGAATGTTATTGTAGGTCTAAAAGCAAAAGGCAAAGCACGTAAAGATATGAGTTGCTTTGTAATACAAACTACATAGGAGGTAGATAATGGATTGGCAAATAATATTAGTACTTATACCAATGATAGTATGTCTTTATGCTATCGGATTAATTATTAAGGAGGAAGATAATGACAGCTAAAGAAATGACAGATAATAATTTTATAAACTTTCAAGATGATTTCTATAATCTTTTAGAAAAATATGGCGTGTCTAGTATTGACATTGAACACCAACAGTTTGCAACTATTTGCAATCTTAGAGACAGTGTGGTAGAATTTATTGAACAAGAAACATGGGAGGAAGATGATGAGTAATATACACAACGAACAAACACAAGAACAAATATATGAAAAAATATATGAACAAGTTTTAGAAGATGATTCTAAAGGATTATTAGAAACTGAAATAAGAGACATGCAACTTATATATAATTTGCACCCTGATGATGATAGAGACGCAATACTTGAGTTTATAGCTGAAAGTATTTATTATAACCAAGATACTATGGAGGTAGTATAATGAAGAAAACATATGATGTAGGAGTTGAAGTAAAAAAATATTATACAGTAACAGTAGAAGCAGATTCTAAAGAAGAAGCTTTTAACATAGCAGAGTATGCTGAAAGACCTGATTTCTGTGATGACATACAAGTGTATGCTTTTACAGCACATGAAGTGGAGGTAGCGTAATGAAAGCAATACTAATAAATCCATATGATACAACAATAAAAACAACCGAGTACACAGGAGACTATAGAGAAATCTATGACCTTATAGGGTGTAGAAGTTTTGACTGTGTTCGTATCTATGAGACACAAGATATGTATATTGATGATGAAGGTTTACTTATGGATAATCAAAGATACTTTACTATGAATGATAGAGTATATGCAGGTAAGGCTTTATTACTATCTCACAATGATGAGGGAGAAACAACAGGTACAAATTTAGATTTACAAATGGTTGAAGATATGGTAGAATGGTTACCTGAAGGACACAAAGAAACTCCTTACATGGAGTTCGTAGCATGGAAATAATATGAACGCAAAACAAATTAAGAAACTTAGAAAGCTAGTCAAACCTATACAGGTTGAGTGGCTACAAACTTTATTGCCTGATGAACAAGCCATGACTATTACAGTTGATAATGTTGAGGGATTACTTCCTGAACAAACACATGCTTTTGGTCAAGGGCAATTACATATGTCATACATGACAGACAAGTGGATAATGAAATACTTAAAACAATATCCAAACATAACAACATACAAAGAACTGATGGAGGTATCAGACAATGGATGAATACGTAATAGATGTAGTAATTAATGGAGAAGCAGATAGTCTTAAGACTTGGTGTAGCTCTGTGTATTCTGCTGTTGATAGTATGGTAGGTATAGACATGGTTGAGGATATCAAAACAATCACAAGAACTTTAGATGGTAAAGTGTGGGAAGTAAAAGATATGGACATTGACTACTTGAGAAACTTAAAAGAAAATATAGATGAGTCTGTATTGTCTGGTGCTTTCAAAACAATAGAGGACTTAGCTTATGACTCAACACACTGATAGAGTACAGAAACAAAAAGAAAGATTAGAACAAGAAAGACTTGATAACTCTATAAAATTTATAGAAGTTAGATTTGCAGAGGGTAAATGGACAACAGAAACTACAGGATATAACAGTGGTAAAATTGTTACTAAATATAATGATAAAAGAAAAAAGGATAAGATAGAAAATGAAATTTAATATTAAAGATATAAACTATATAGGAATAATTATTGCTTTGTTGATTGCTTTGATTGGATTAAATATAGATACAAAAAATAAACAAGATGAAAGATGTTGGAATATGTTAAAAGAAATAGCAAACAGTACGGAGATATAATGGAAACTGAATTTAAAAGATTAACTGAAGATGAGTATAGAAACTTTGAAGCTTGGATAAGAGAGAACGGTAAAGAACTATATGAAAACAAAATAGCTTATGAAGTTAGGTGGGGCAAAGATGATGACACTTATACTGTAAGACTATGTGATGAAAGTAGTTATACATTAAATGATATAATGCTTGACATCGAAGATAAAAGCTGATACAATGTGCAACATGACATCGAGCAACCAAAGAACTTTAAGCCCTCTATCTCCAAATGTAAACGATTTGGTTTGGCTTCAGTCCATGACTCCGAGAGTAGTCAGCTCGAAACTCTCTCAATTTTTAACGAACTATTAACTAAACCGTAGGAGGTAAATATGATAGTAGAAGGAACTGCGTATTGGGCAAGTATTAAAGAGCCTAATACCACATTTGAACCAATGTACACAGTCAACTTAGTTGTTGATGAAGAGACTGCAAATGACTTTGCAACTCGTGGACATACCATTAAGCAGATGGATGAAGGTTCTGCTATAGTAATCAAACGTAAAGTCAATGGACCAAATGGAATGGTCAGGGTTGCACCTAGATTACTAGACCAAAACAAACAGGAAGTTAATCTTGCTGTAGGTAATGGTTCTAAAATCAGAGTCCAATACAATGAATACGATTGGGAGTATGCAGGTAAGGCAGGGAAAGGTCTCGACTTACAAGCTGTTCAGATTGTAGACTTGGTAGAGTATAAATCATCTGATGGCTCTGAGTTTTTTGACGATGACGAGGAATTTTAATATGATTATTACTATTAAAAATGATGACGGTGAATCAGTCTATGATGTTTCAAAGATTGAAGATGAGCAGAAAAGAGCAGGTGCTAACGTATCTATCAGTAAGATAGGTACTTTGAATGTGTTGGTCGAAGCTTTGAACTATGCTTCACAAGGTCATCAAAATAATCTTGAGGCTGTGCTAAAGGAAAGTCCTGAAGCAGTAGTTGAACAAGATGATGAAGAAGAAACTTCCACTGAAGAGGAATCTTTAAACGAGGTATCTTAATATAACTTGGCTAGGTGTAAAAGCCTAGCCACATTTCTAATGGAGATAGAATGCAACAAGAAAGAACTCAATTTATTAAACACAAATTACCCTGCCCTAAATGTAGTAGCAGTGATGCTGTATCTCTCAATGAGAATGGCTCTGCTAAATGCTTTAGTTGTAATACATTCTTTACAGACTATGAGAATGAATCAACAGGAAAGGTAATTGAAATGACGAGTAAACCCAAACCCGACAACACATTTCTTACATCATACACTGGTGCTTATGGTGCTTTAACTGACAGAGGTATCTCTGAAAATACAGCAACCAAGTTCGGTGTTAAGATAGTCAAGGATAGAAACAATAATGTTGCCCAACATATTTACCCATACTTTAATGGTAATGAAGTTGTTGGTACTAAGACAAGGTTTGTATCTAACAAAGGCTTCACATGTAATGGAACATTCGAGGACACAGGTTTATTCGGAGAGCAACTGTGTGGAAACACAGGTGGTAAGTACCTAACTATTACTGAAGGAGAGTGTGATGCTATGGCAGTACATGAACTCTTCCAAGGTAAGTGGTCGGTAGTATCTTTAAAGCGTGGAGCTTCGGCTGCTGTTAGAGATATACGAGAGAGCATTGAATTTGTAGAATCATTTGATAATGTAGTTCTATGTTTTGATAATGACAAGGCAGGTAAAGATGCAGCTAAAGCTGTAGCTAAAATACTTAAGCCTAACAAAACTAGAATCATGTCATTCCCAAATGGATTCAAAGATGCAAACGAAATGCTTAAACAGAAGAAGTTCCAAGAGTTTACCCAAGCTTGGTGGAACTCTAAAACATACACTCCTTCAGGTATCATGGAGCTATCATCTCAAAAGAATGATTGGCTACATAGAGAAGAGAAAGAGAGTATTGCATATCCTTGGGAGGGACTGAACAAGAAACTCTATGGTATGCGTAAAGGAGAACTGGTAACACTTACAGGTGGTACAGGTCTCGGTAAGTCTAGTGTAACAAGAGAACTAGAACACTGGCTTATTAAGAATACAGAAGACAATGTAGGTATCGTAGCACTTGAAGAGAACTGGCTAAGAACTGCTGATGGTATTTTATCTATCGAAGCTAACGACAGGATATACTTATCAGAGAAGCGTAAGAATTATACAGACGATGACCTCATGAGTTTGTTTGATAAGACTATACCTGAAGGTAGAGTGTTTATCCATTCTCATTTAGGTGCTACTGACATTGATGATATCTTTGCCAAGCTTAGATATATTATTGTAGGATGTGAATGTAAATGGGTCGTGGTTGACCACTTACATATGCTTGTCAATGTTCTTCATGAAGGTGATGAAAGACGTGGTATTGATATGCTAATGAATAGATTACGTAGTCTTGTTGAAGAGACTGGTGTAGGTATGATATTAGTATCTCACTTACGTAGAGCAGCAGGTGATAAAGGACATGAGCAAGGTATCGAAGTATCATTGTCCCACCTTAAAGGCTCACAAGGTATAGCACAGCTATCGGATTGTGTAATTGCACTGGAAAGAAATCAACAGGCAACTAATCCGGAAGAAGCTAACACCACAAAAGTAAGGGTACTAAAGTCTAGATATACAGGGGACACAGGATTAGCTTGTGGTCTCCGATATAATTCTGATACAGGTAGACTGTTTGAAGTATCAGAGGAGGAAACATTTGACAATGAACAATTCTAAAATAATATTTGACATAGAAGCTGATGGGTTAAATCCTAATAATGTATGGTGTATTGTAGCCAAAGAACTAAATGGCACCTCACATACATTTGATAACACACAGATAAAAGAAGGTATCAAATTCTTACAAGAAGCTGACACACTCATAGGTCATAACATTATAGGTTATGATATACCTGTACTAGAAAAACTTTATGGTGCTAAGTTTAATTGTAAGATAGAAGATACACTTGTTATGTCAAGACTATTCAATCCTGTTCGTGAGAACGGACATAGTTTGAAAGCTTGGGGTTGGCGTGTTGGTTGTTTAAAACAAGAACAACCTGAAGACTTTGATTCCTATACTCCTGAAATGTTAGAGTATTGTATTCAAGATGTTAAACTAAATGAAGCTGTGTATAATTACCTTATTAATGAGGGTAAAATATTTAGTAAAGAATGTATAGATTTAGAACATCGTGTAGCTAAGATAATGAAAGAGCAAGAGAAGACTGGTTTCTTTTTTAATACTCAACAAGCTATGGAACTTCTTGCTGAACTAAAAGCAAAGCAACTTGCTGTTGAAGATGAAGTACATAATACTTTCAAACCTAAGTTAGTTGATGACAAGTTAGTTACGCCTTATGTAAGAAAAGATGGTGAGTTATCTAAACGTGGATTGACTGATGAAGAATATCATAACTGTATTAAAACTCAAAGTGTTGAACCTTTCATGAGGCAGAAGCTAGTTGATTTTAATCTTGGTAGTCGTAAACAAATTGGAGAATATCTAATTGATTTTGGTTGGGTTCCTAAAAAGTTTACACCAACAGGACAGCCTATTGTAGATGAAGGTACTCTCAAAAAGATTGAACACATCAGAGAAGCTAAGTTGATTGCAGACTTCTTACTATATCAAAAGCGTATAGCACAAGTCACATCTTGGATAGATGAACTTAAAAATGATAGAGTTCATGGCAGTGTAATACCTAACGGTACTATCACAGGTAGAATGACACATAGAAATCCTAACATGGCACAAGTACCTAATGCAGGTAGTCCATATGGTAAAGAGTGTCGTTCATGTTGGACCATCCCTAATGGATACAAACTTGTAGGTATAGATGCTAGTGGATTAGAACTTAGAATGTTAGCACATTACATGGATGACTCTGATTATATTGAAGAAGTTATCAACGGTGATATACATACGACTAATCAAAACCTTGCAGGTCTAAAGACTAGAGACCAAGCCAA